CTTCCCCAAATTTGTCCGTCCACCACGGACACACACAGACACAGATGTCCTCTGTACGCGAACAACGGACAAAATATTAGTGCAATATACACAACTATTACTGGAAATCAATCCAATAATTGTGCACATTGCACTATGAAAATCAGTTATTTTGGAACATTATGGACTTGTGTCCGTGTGTGAGAAACACATGTTATATAAATGTTTTGTCAAATAATGATTTAATGTGTCCATTGAACCATTGACTTAAATGTCTATATCCATATTCGTTTGGATGTAAACCATCATTTAAAAGGTTATTTATACTATATTTATTGATAGGTGAAAAAGTGTTATCAATAACATTACAATAATATTTTTTATAAATTTCAGTAATTTTAATATTAAGCTCGTTTAGCGTATATCCTGCATTATTAATAGTTCCATATGCAAAGTTATTTTCTATTGTTCCACGTTTACGATTTAATGGTAGTATTCCAATTATATTACATGCTGTGTTATCCTTTCTTATTTTAGTTAATATATAGTTTAAAGCTCCGCACACTGTTTTATTTTGTGGATACATATCATTAATATCGCCTAGTGGCATATCATTTCCATAGTCATTTGTTCCCATGAATATGCAGACAAAATTGTTTACTGAAAAATCATGTGCATCTGCCATTGATATTCCATTTACATTACTAGACTTGTATAATAATCCGCTCCCAGTTCTATAACCAGCATCAATATTAAATATGCTTTTTAATGGATTATACCATCTGATTGTCTCATTTTCTTCATACGGATATCCTGCCGTTATGCTGTCACCCATTAAATACATACTATTTGATTTATTATAATTAGTATCAATCAGCATCCACCCTGTCGGACTAGTTTTGTTAACACTGTCAAACCATCTATAAGCTACTGATTTATTATAAAGCGGAGCATTGTCAATGCTAACGATTTGCATAACCCATAACATTCCTGCTAATGGGAATGAAAGATTATTAACCACAAAATTACCATATTTTAGATTAAATGGAGCATTTACAGCATCGCTTGTTTCTTTGTTGATAGTTACCCAGTATCCCCCACATTTTGTAAATTCATTGAAATCGTGTGTTGCAATATTATATATATTAGTATAATTAAAATTAGTCTCTAATGTTTTCCAGTTTAAGGTAACTTCTTTTGTTTCTGTATTAAACCAACGATATGCAACGCTATTATTATATTTTTGAGTGTTATTCATGGTAACTACTTGTAATACCCATTTATTTGACGCTGCGGGGAAAGATAAATTGATTATTACAAAATCACCATATTTTAGATCAAACGGGGCGTTTGTTATATCGTTTTCTTCGGGCGTTACTGTTAGCCAATAACCACCGCAATTAACATAATCATTAAAATCATGAGATTTTATATTTCTGTCATTGTCATAGATAAACTGACTATTTAGCTGTCCATATATAATTCCGGTATCAGTGAATGAGGATAAACTGTTATTATATGTATATAAGTGTGAGTTTGTTGCTAAAAGATAAATTTTATTTTTATCAGTCATTTCAGTGGTACTGTTAACCACAACTGGACTGTTGATATTATTAAGATATGGGACAAAAATTTCAGCTAAACTACCATCGTTAGCCATTTCATTTAATTTGTTATCAATTTCATCCTGTACATCTAAATTTTTGAAATAATCTTGTACATAACTTTTCAGATCGTTAAAAGCATCTTGCAAGTTATCAAAATTTTTCTGCATAGCTTTCCACTGTGCAATAAGTTTGTTAAATTCTTGTAAAAACCAGTCCTGATTAAGCTCATGAAAATTAGTGTAAGGTCCTAAATTTTCCATACTCATAATATAACACCTCCTATTAATATACCATTAAGCAAAAATTTTCGATAAAACTTTCTGCAATTACATCATACAGATTGAAAACAACTAAATCCCTTTCGCTCTGTATCATCTGTTGTGAAGTAGTAACACCTATATTTCCGTGTGCTCTTCCGGTTTTTGTATGCTTTCCAGTTCTCCCATCATTTACATTTTCTTTTTCTGTGTTGGTAATACTTCCGTTTTCTGTCGTGTCTCCATCCGTAATCTGTTTCGCATGATCCGCAAGCCCAGCATTAAAAGCGGTATTCTGATCTGTTATGTTAACACTATTCATTATTTTATTTGTGCTAGTGCTTTTTATTGTGTTATCTCTAGCACTGGAAGTTGTTTCATCGTCAGTATCTGTCCAGTCCTCCATACGATCATAGTTTTCGATCGGATTATATTCAAGTACTGTCGTTTCATATAACTTTTTCCAGTTAATCTGATACTTGTTACTCCATATCGTAATACGATTTTTCATATAAGTAAAATCGGGATATAAAACCTCCAACTCTCTCGTTCTCATCAAAATTGCATCAATAGCAATCTGTTTTACAAGCATCTCAGGAACATTGAATCCGTCAAACAATGTGTTATCATAGTTATATAACCCCTCAACGGTTAATAAACTCACTCATCATCACCTCCTGATGTTCCACGTGAAACATTTTTTTCATTCGGGTTGTGCCTCCAATTTACACTTACCTCAACGCTAAACATTTTCTTAACATCAGCACAACTTTTTTTCCATCCATCCAACCACATTTCCATTCTGGTTGAAGTTTCTACGTCGTTGCTTTCAGCTTCGGAAGATATCATTCTTTCTTTTTTGTCTGATCTGGCAGAGGGAATACCAACCTCAGTGCAAAACAACTCTTCCAATCTCCGCAATGTGTCCAGAACATCACCCGCAATATAATTCTGTCGCAAGTTGTTGACAAAATAATCCCACGGTTCCTCCGTCTGATCCCCTCTCTGGATTCTCAGTTTCTCGTCATAGAAAACAGCTAACTCACCTCTCATAACCTGATCCATGACTTTTTTCAGACTTTCCGCTCCCGCTTTATTCCTTGCTCTGAATACATACGCAAGCTTGCTGTTCATAACGTTCATGTCCAGAGATTCCATAGCGATGGCCATTTCATTTGCATATCTTCCTACTAAATCCATGATCCCACCATAGTCGGCAGTACACTTGAAAAGAACACACTGTTCTCCGATCACAGGCTCAATCATACCTTTTAACAAGGGATTGCTGATGACAGCCTGCGCCGGTCTGTAAAAAACATTGTACCCCTTAAGCGTGCATCCCTGCGGAATTACTCCGAATTTGTCAGTGTTAATGATCGCAACTGTGCCCCAACAGTACAAGCAATACAAAAAATAATCTTTGTCCCAGTTGTCGGGAACATCCCACTTCATCACAGAAATAGCTTTCTGTAACAAATACCTCTGAAAATACCAAAACAACTGAGTGTTTTTGCAGTGATTAGTGCTCGGGCATATGCCACTATTATACTGATTGATATAATTATACATCACAGGAGCACCAACACCTGTATCACATCCAAACATATATTCACCTCCTACAAACTATTAAAATAATCGAACCACGCTCTAGCATATCCGGCACGTTCCTGATGCAGACTAGCAGGTCTTTCGTAGTTAGCTTGAAAAGCAAGTGCAAGGGATCCAGCATCTTGCGTGCTAACACTCCACTCTTTCCAACTTATCGGGTATGCACTTGTACTATACCATTGTGGCTCGATACCCCAGTTTTTAATTCCTGAGCTTTGTTGAAACTCTGCAAAAATAACGCTTAATTGTTTCTGACCATCATACCAATCATCATGATTTCCATATAATACGTCAAGAACATTATACAGATCGGTTGGTGGTGTCCATTGCACAAGTCCGTGTCCAGTACCTCCAATTTCAATCAACGCAGGATTGAAAGTGCTTTCCTGTTGAATATTACCACACAATCCTGCAATAGCATTTACGCTCCATCCCTGAGATTTGAAATAATTTAAAATCACAGTTGCGTTATTTATGGCTTTTTCATTGTTTCCGCATAATGGGGCTTCGGGATTTCCAAAATACTCATTGTTTTCTCCAATCTGCCAGTTGCCACCGGAAAAAGGCCAACGGTAACAATGCGTGTAATGAGTACCGCTCTGTATATCGAAAGTGTTAATACTTACCTGTTCTGGCAACGGTTTTTTGGAAGTATGAGCACCCATGGTATGACCACCACTGTCTAAATCATGAACAATTTCAGTGTGTTGATGTTCACTGCTATTAATAACAAGAATATCTCCTACATGAAAATCAAAAGTCGCAAAGTCTGTTATTATAATTTCCTCAAAACCCAAACTTTTTAAAATTCCGCCCATGGTATAAGTTGTAAAAGGCCATGCACTCAAATTGATCTCATAACCTGCATGACCTAAACCATACCACACAAAAGAGGAACAATCATAGTATGTTATGCCATTAACTGTGCGCTCATTTCTGTAGTCCTGTGAATAACCAACCGCAGGATCGTTACATTTTTCTATCCACCAATTCATTGCCTGTAATATTAATCCACCGATTCCACTTGCTCCACCAGATCCCCATGGATTCTGACCTGAGTTAGCACTTATCATAAGCGCAACGAACATTGAAATATTGCTTGCAGGAAAACTACGCATAATACACACCTCCCTCAAGGAATTGTTTGATCTGCTCTTTTTCGTTTCGGGTTGCCCCCCTCACATTGATAGCTCCATTTTCAACAACGTAATACCCAGTACCTAGCTCCTGCATTGTGCCGTTTTTCATGTAAGGCCTGCCATTATCCGCTCGGTCTTCATCCGTGATTTTATAGAATGTTTCAATAACAAAAGGTATACGTGCTATTGATAACAACGTACCATTAACACCTCTTGTATGTACATCAGGTATTGCACTCTCAACTGCATTTGCAACTCCTGACGCACTTCCCAAAAAATTGCCAGAAAATAAATTCCCGATACTACTTAGCAAATTACTTCCACTTTCAATAATGTTTGCCCGTAAATCACTCACCTGTATGTTAACTCCAATCTGTGCATAACCACTATATAAAGTAACACCTCCCGCGCTCACTGACATAACACCAACTCCGCTCATGCAGTCAATAGTTTCACTGACTGTTACGCTCTCAGCACTTGCAACTTTTCCTCCGTCAATATCGAACGTTCCCCACGGATCGATGGTTAACTGAATCCTGCGAAAAGGTGAAGCGTTAAGAAATGTTCCACGTGAAACTTGCGGATGCTGTGAAACTGGCATTTCAAAAGACCTGCTATAAAAAGGCTTATTACCCAACTTCAACGCAGTCACATCGCAAGACCAAAAACCAAACTTAACCTCTGAAACCTGCGTACTTCCTGCACCAACATTTTCACAAGGAAACCACATAACACTTGTCAGATATTGAAACGGATTGAACAAACATTTTAGCAAACTATCTGTGATCTGCTGACCGGATATGTTCGCCCAATCAAGAGTAGAAAATATCTTTGAGCAAAAATCTGCAAAATTAGTGGGAATAAAAGCATAGAAATTTGTAAGTCCATCTTCTCCTACAATGCCGCACACAAAATATCCTTGATTCAGTCCATACTCAGCCACCGGAAATAAACCATCATTAACAACTGTTCTTTTCTTAACTGGTGTCGACAACGTTGGGTATAGAGTGTCCATCACATCTCCATCAAAACTCGTTGAGCTTCTGATAAAAAACAAATTACTTGCCTGTATCGTATCACGGTACGTTGCTAACACATCCACAACGCAATGTGCAATCCATGTATTGTTTCTATACTCCCAATCCTCAACCCAGTATGATCGATTAAATTCTACAATCTCACAGTAATTCCATGACGGTGCACTGCCTCCATTTCTCAGTATGATCTGTGGATTTTCAATAGAACAAGGTTCATTAATATTACAGGAAACGGCGGTAACATCACCGCCGACAACCCCCGTAGAATTAACTCTTTTGCTTGCTGTCTTAAAATTGACTGTTACCGCCATTATTTCCTCCTATTCCAGAACAAAAACAAGACCGTTCTCTGTAAGATCGTTCCAGTAACGATCTGTGAAATGATAGTAAATATTCCAGTAACCACCCGCACTGTTGAAAGGCGTTGTGCTACTCCACTGGTTGATCGTATCGAGTCCCATAGCTTCCTCGTCAAACAGTACGGCAAAAATATTGCTCATAACCTGAGCTTCGCCCTTTGCAACACTTCCGTCTGGTGTTATGTAACTTGGTGTAACATTAATTCCCATCGGACTTTCAAGTGTCTGCCAGAAGTTAACTTTTTCATTAGTTGCAATCTTAAGATACTGGTCATGGAACGTGTTACTCAGAACCGTAGTATCGGCAGTATGCAAATCCGGGCTGAAAATCATGATATTCTGCATGCGAAGTGGTGTATGCCTTGCAATCTCTTTTCCTGTAATGTTTGCATGAAAACGTGTGGTTCTCTCTGTGAAAAAGTCCATGTAAGTCATGATTTTAGCGCAAGCCCACTTATAGAAATTTGGGAAGTTTTCCGCTTTTCGCACATCGTCTGCGGTTAACTGTGATCCGTTCTCGGCATTGTACATAGTCAGCAACTTAACAACGTGCTCTCCAGTATAACCCTCTGTTGATGCAGTAACTCCCGCCTGCCAGATGTTTTTAGCACCGATATAGTTCGCAACACACGCACGTGCCATGCTCTCATGGGCCTGTTCGATCATGTCCATAGTATTCTGAGTGTACATGGAAATGAACTGACCAAACTCGTCGGGATTGCGAAACGCCTGATCTAACTGATCTCTGAAATAAGTCCTGTGTCTCTGGAATACCTGACCGCCATAGAAATTAGTCTGTAAGACTTTTCCTTTTTTGATTTTGTACATATCAACTGCGGTATCATCTTCCAACGGCTGTCTCTGATCGTTTTCCCAATCATCATCCAACATCCCCAGTTTACGCACATGGTTTCCCCACTGCTGTGTACTTCTTCTTAACCCTTTAAACTTTGCATTGTACGGTCTTACAGAAAAGATAGTCCTGTCTAATACCTGTGAAATGCTGTTCATGATCCTGTCATTTCCTACAAGTAACGCTGTCTGCGCCTGTGCTACAAACGAACTTGTGTCCGTTGCTTTCATGGTTTCAACGCCTGTGGCCTGTTTAACAATGTCATTCAGCACTGTGCTGATCTGATCGAAACTTAATGTATTCGCCATTATTTTTCACCTCCTGTTAATCCCTCATAGTTGGGTGGGTTGATAATGCTTGCAATAGCATCTTCTGTTGTGACCTGTTTCGGAACTGCGTTCTGCATCAGATTAACGTTATTACTCTGTACCGCACTTGTGAGACTTTTAAGTGCGTTCAGAACATCATTCTGTTCACTGATCTGCTGAATCTGCTGTGTCTGCGGATATGACTGAGCCTGTGGCTGTGCCTGTGGCTGTGCCTGTGGCTGTGCCTGTGGAAACATCTGTGGAAACTGCTGTGTATATCCCTGCACACCCTGCGCTGGTGTCTGTGCCTGCTGATAGTTCTGTGGATAGAACTGTGGCTGTGGCTGTGGCTGTGGCTGTGGCTGTGGCTGTGGCTGTGGCTGTGGCTGTGGCTGTGGCTGTGGCTGTGGCTGTGGCTGTGGCTGTGGCTGTGGCTGTGGCTGTGGCTGTGGGGCACGCTGGGTGGCTGTGCCTGACATGGTGAGGATTTCTTCTTTTGTGAATCCTGCGGTGATGAGTGTGATTAAGTTGTCTAATGTCATATCTTGTAATCCCTCCTGAGATATTTTTTATGAGAAAAGCCTGTGGAAATGATACCGCCATGTTCGTAAGTGACTGCATACCAGTTTCCAGAATAGCATCCTAGGCAGATGCATTTGGTGTTTTTCGGCATTTCTGCGATAACTGTTCCGTCTGTGTTAGGCTCTGCCCTGATCATCAGAGGCTCAGTGTTCGTTGTGACGATGTACACACCTCTGATATTTTTGTTGTAGTTAATCGTCATTTTTTTCACTTCCTGTGATATGATCTGTGAGTTTTGTAAGTGCCTGAGTGTTGTTGTTGAGTGCGTCTGTCATGTTTTTCATTTCTTCCTTGTGTGCATCGGTTTCTTTCTGCCAGAGGTAGAAAGTCGCAATAAGGCAGGCGCAAGGCACACCAATGTTACTGATAAGAGTTGATAACGAGTTAACGTCCATATTTCATCTCCATTCTATATTAGCACAACATATAATATATGTTTCACGTGAAACATTAAAGAAAGGTGAGAAATGTTTCACGTGAAACAAAACATATGCAGGCTTTGACACTCTGCATATGTGACGAAAGATTAAGTGTTACAAATTCTTGAGTTGTACATACTCATGCACATTGGATTCTTATGATCCCACGCTCCCAACGTGTTGTACGTGTGCCACGAACACTTGTCTTTCTATTAAAGATAATATCAGACATAAAGCGCAAAGTCAATATTTATTTTTAAAATAAATCTCAAATAGGGACTTGCTGGTGATATCCTCAAACAGTACCTTGTTTGATAAATACATATCCCATAAATAAATAAAATCTCGTCTGAAAGCTTTCACATCCTTGTCTGTATTGGAATACTCTGGCGGTGTACCAGAGTTATGCCGTGTTACATATATTAAGTCTTTTCTCTTGTGCTGATATATTGTAATAGCATCTATTTTACACAGAGGTATCAGTTCTTTAATGTTCATGCTTTTAATTCCTGAATAATCAGCGGAATAAAATTCATTTCCTAGTGCCATCCTGTTAAATGCTGAATCTGATCCTGACATTTTATACAGAGCTGTGTCTTTTTTCTTTTCAGAAATCGGTGAATCATACAAGTTAAAAAGTCCAATACCTCTATCACGTATAATAGACAGGGATTGTTTATTAATATCCATGTTCGATACTTTTTCCATTAAATTATTCTCTATGAACATATCACATGATAAACTTTCAGAATTAGAAAACAATAAAAACTGTATCGGATTATTACCATCAAGTTCACGGTTTCGATTCATTGTTTCATATGCGTTTTTAAAAGCATATCCGGCATTTTCAACTTTGCGCTCACGTTTTTCAGGGATAAACTCATCATATATCCCTATCTCAACGTCTGATGCGTCAAAACCTCGTAAATTGGAAAATGTATTTAATGCTATAGCATAACCGAGTATATTTCCAGTATATTTTATTTTACCATTTTCGTCAATTTCTGCATTATAATATACCGCAATATTTTTCCCGACACTTTTCGGATATATTGACCATCCCAAATCATGATTTAATTTTTTAAAAGGTGAAAGCTCTGGAATTTTAATCATATCAATTTGAGTTTGCAATGATCGCATATAAGCAAAAATTTTTTTGTGTTCAATACAGTATTTGAGAGCGCCGTAAGTTTTCCCCGTACCACGTCCGCCCCAGATGTAATTGAACTTTTGTCCATATCCTAAAACGGCGGGTATCGATAGATACCCGCTGTTTTCATAAAATGATAACATATTATTTCTGTGGCTCTGGAATGGGGATGTTCTTTTCAGAATATCCCATACGGGCTAAAGCACGATCTGGGGAAACAAGCGCGCAGATAAGATAGTCACGACCGGCTTTTGACTGTCTGTGAAGAACCTCGATGAAAAACATTTCCGGTACTTCGTCCATATCAGATACACGGTCTGTTACATCTTCAAATGATTCACGGAAAGTTGCTGACTGACCGGAAAATACCTCTCCTGTGTTTGCATCCTGAACTGAAATACAGGTGATCTCATTTCCGATGTTATCAGTTGTGAGATATTTCACCCACGCACCGACACATATAAGTCCTTTGTTCTCTACATTTTTTAACGATGTGATTGCAGGTGATTCAATAAGATCATACTCTGCATAGGTATCGAGGTTTCCTGATGATTTAATAATAGTATACTGTTTCTTTGCCATGATTAGTTCTCCTTTTCTTTACGTGATTTTGTGAAAGTTGCGTGCATTAAGAACGTTTCTGCGTCCATGCCATAGATTTTTGTTTCCTCTTCGTTTCGTTCCCAATCGATAACGATTCCGAAGTTTCTTTTTTTGATCTCTTTGCTGATCTGCTCATCTGTGAGATTTCCAATCAGAACTAATTCTTTTGTAATCTCACATTTGTTCTCTGGATCGTAACAGATAACATTAATTTTGTTAACTGTTAACTCCCTTGTAATTTTCATGTTCTCACCTCCTTGTATTATCTCTGTTACATGAATTATTATATCGCTAATGTTAATTCCTGTCAAATGTTTCTTTAAATTCTTTTAAAGTTCTTGCGTCTGCCAAAATCCTTCGGTACTCATCTGTTATTCCTATTGTGTAGGTTGACGGTCTGATAACTACGTTCTGTGTTATATGCAACGTGTGACCATCAACGTTATAATCGCCGTATACGGTATCGTTATATATGCTCTCTGTTCCTCCAGATTTTGAGAACGTGAAACCTATGCGAAAAGCATCTATGCCTCCGTACTCCTCCAACTCTGACGGTGCTTTCTTTTTGTTAACTCCTGCAATCGTTGCGTGTAATACTCCATCCTCTGTGCGGTATACATATTTTTTAGCACCTAGCGTGCAAAATTCTGTATATGTGTCCTCATACTCAAATACGCCCATATAATGTGTTATTCCGTGTTTGTCTGTGGCGTATGCTTTATTCAACGTACTTTGTTCTTTTCGCTGTTTATTATATTCTTCAAAACACTGATCTATATTATCACCTACAACTTTAACGTATTTTACAGAATCGGTATCACTGTATAAATAACGATCTCCAACAATATTAATCCCCTCTTTTAATCTTAATCGTGCCCACGCTGTCACCCACACGCCCCACTGAAAAGGCAGGAAAGCTGTTCTGTTATATTTAGTGAGTAATGTTTCTCGTGAAACATTTTCATCAACTGTATATATTTCTTCTGATGCTTCTGTAAATATTAATGATTGTTTTACAGGCGATTGAACCATCATTCCGTAACCAGCGTTAAGCAATGCCTTTTGCAGATTGTAAAAAAGTTCCTGCTCTATTATACCTTTTAATTCTGTTTTGTCCGTATAATATTTACGGAAAATGCCTTTCAACGGTTCTGGCAATGCTCCGTATTTACTTTCATAACACTCTGTTATCTCAAAACCTTTCCATTTATATTCACGTTTCATGATCTCATAGTCAATATCAGTGATTGTTGTTTCGACATACTCGGCACTTAAAATACGCCCATTGTCCAGTGTTTCACCTGAAACATTTCTGCATTTTGAGTATGAAATATAAGGTGCTCCGTAATAATTTTCTATTTGTTCAATTCCTGTAATTTTACACCGGAATAAAAGAGCTTTTCCTCTATCCAGTTTCTTCTCTATGTCATTCTCTGTTATAGAACCAATAAAAACAAACCGTGTCATTGGAAAAACGCAATTTAAAACAACATCGGGATAAGATGATGACCTATCATACGAGCCAATTCCCAGAATCTTTTTACCGTCTGCACGTATCACTATTCCAGAATAATAACGATTAGCGTGAGTATCTCCGCCACGAAACGATTCTTCAAGAAGATCAAAAACATCAATAGTTGGAAATATATCCCTATGTTTTCTGGCCCATCCATACATGGCTTTTTTCGTTTCACGACGTACATACCCGGTTGACGTTAAGGGGAGTGTATATAGATTGTCATTTGACAATATCATACGTTTATACATTGCTTCAACTAGCCCGATTGTATCATATGTACTATACTTTATTTCATAATCGGTTAGTTCTGTCCATGGAAAACGTTTTTTACTGTAATCAAATTTTTCACCTGATAATTTTTGGTGTTTTACTTTCATTTTTGAGGTAAACGTATTTAGTGACATATTAGTTTGCAGATATGAACACCTAAATTCAAAACGCTCTAACATTTCACATTTCAATATTTTTCGTGATTTAATAGCAAAAACTTCGTCCTGTGAAAACGTATATATACCACGCAAAAACTGAAATTCATATGAAAGATTATGAACAAAAATCATGTAATACGCATAGTTATCGTCATTCATAAGATTATCAAGAAATAACTCAAATTCTGTCCACGTTCTTCCAATTATCGTATCAATATGTAAATCATCAAGAAAAAGAATTGAAAACTGCCAGATATACATTATTGACTGCTCGATATCTTCCAATCTAGTTGTTTCGATATCGAAAGCACACAGACAATTTTTATAACCTTTTGCTTTTTTACTTCCTTTGTTAGACCTAGTATCATGTAAACATGGTAAATTCTGTATTCTATTATAATTATATGTGTCGACAGTATACAGATTTTCCATGTGTTACCTCCTACGTTTACGTTTACCCGCTTTCCTTTTCTGACGTTTTACTTTTTCTTTCTTTGCTATTCCAGATTTCAATTTTGAAATGTTTCGGGATCCCGTTTTCAGAAACTCCTTATATATCTCTAACATTTTACCTGTACTCAGCTTTTCGCCATTAGAATATAAGTCAACAGCAAAATCAGAATCATATATTCTATCTGAAGCAAAATCTCTGAGTTGTTCCATAAAACGCCCAAAATTTAGGAAATCTTCATGCGTTTTTAACTCTGTTCCATACACATCATTAATGTGTATCATCTGTTCTTTTTCCTGTTTTTTCAATCCTGTTACTGTGGTTCGATCTGATGCTATAATAGTTGCCAGTTCAGATAACAAGTGATAGATTTCTCTATCACTTGTTATATCTTTCAACTGTTTGTAACGTTGGATCGGTCGATCCTTTACAAGATTAATGTCCTTATAGTCAGATTTCAGTAATCTTTCATAACGTTTACTCCAGATTGACCGCAACCTAGAATACTCTTTTCTAACGTCTTTCATGTTCCACGTTAGTTCTAACGAAAGCGGTGTATAATCGTCTTTTGTTCTTATAAGACCTTGTGGTTTACTCTTCTTCGAATAAGACTTTTTTGTTGTCAATAGGTACACCTCCCTCTAATTTGTTATAGTATACAGGACGGAAATTTTCTTCAAACTCCACAACGTAGTCCTGAACGATTGCCATTGCAACGGATCCGGTGTATGCCTTTACTAGCAGGTAATCACATTTGTATTTACACTGACTTTTAAGGATGTTCGGTGTATTTAATTCTTTAACATACACTTTGTACCATGACTTTTTACTGTTCAACGGTCTGCTCATTGTATAACCTCCATTTCTCAACACATTTCAAGATATCCTCAAAACTTGTCATTGCTCCCCACATTATATAAGGCTTATGATCAAAACACTTTTTAAATTCGGAACAGATCTCTGGCTGGCTACATGAATGACAAAATTCAGTATCATTACATGTAAAACATATATCACAATAATTTTTCATTTCTTATATCCTCCTGACCATTTAGCCCCACACCAAACTCCATACGGAAAAATTAATATAGCACCAAAACCAAACCACAATATAGCATCCAACATTAATACACGCACCTACTTTCTATTTCTTCTTTGATCCATTTTCGTTCCCGATAACGCCACGGGAAACGCATGAACTTGTACTCCTGCAACAATTCACGTGGAGTGAGCCATGCAAGATAGTTTTTATAACTTTCTTCGTAATCTGTCATTATGTTTAACACTCCTCATCACGTAATCTAATGTTAGATAATGGTCTTTAGAATCTTCTTGATAATAAACAAAATCATCCTCGTTCCAATACCAATATGCATCACAATAAAACACAATAACCGGTATTTCAACCTCGAGATAATCACAAGTAATTACTCTCACAATATCACCTCTCTCTTTCATTTGATAATGTTATTATATACCATTATTTAGATTTATTCAAAGACCAATCTGTTCAACAAACACATGTTCGAAAACATCACCCCTATATGTGTTTCTCACACACGGACACAAGTCCATAATGTTCTAAAATAACTGATTTTCATAGTGCAATGTGCACAATTATTGGATTGATTTCCTTTGATAGTTGTGTATATTGCACTAATATTTTGTCCGTTGTCTGCGTACAGAGGACATGTCTGTCTGTGTGTGTCCGTGGTGGACGGACAAATTTGGGGAAGTGTCCGTGTGGGGCGGACATGAGA